ATAGTTCCTTACTCCTTCACGTACTTGGCGTATTCCTCAAGGGGAACGCCCAGCTTTTTAGCAATTGCCACTTGACTAGGGGTCAACTTGACAGTGCGGCGTGCAGCATTGTTTACCCCGGTTGAACGGGAGGCGGGTGCTACGGTCTGCACGGATCTCGTAGCCCTCTGCGTACCAGCATTGTTTTCCGCAAACTTATGCGGAAACGACTCTCTGATACGTTTGTCAAGTTCATCATAGTACTCGTCCGAGCTCGGGTCAAATCCCTCAACTTGGATCAACTGACGATGAATTCCCCAAGCGGCGTGGGTCATGACGTTATCTCGCCCGTACCACTTGTTTCTCTCAGCCCATTCCTCGACGCGAGGATCGACCTGACGCGGCTGTTGCTGGACAGGCTGTTGAGCCGGCTGCTGGGCCGCCGCCTGTTGCTGCGCGGCCCACGCTGCTCGCTGCTGGTTGGCCTGATCGATCTGGTTCTGCTCGTACGTCAGAGACGCCAGGCGCTGCTGGGCCTCAGTCTCCGTATCCACGTCGCCCTCTTCACGAGCCTTGCGGATAATCTGCTTGAGCGCCACGACCTGCGTCTCAACGCGGCCCTTGGCCTCCGTCAAACGCTCTTCGTCACTCCTGAGATACTGCTGCTCAAGCTGCTGCGCACGAGATTGCACCTGCTTGGCATATTCCAAGGCCGCCTGCTCACGGCGCTGCGTCTCGCGCAGGCGCGCGGTCAGCTTGTCGATACGCTTCTTGACGTTATCGCTGTACTGGTCAAGCTCTTTCTCAGGGGCGGCAGACTCGGCTTTGGTCGGCTCAGACGTTTCTGGAACGACCTTCGCCTCGCCTGTCTCAGCCACCTCCACGGTGGCAGGAACTTCGTCCTCGCCAACGTTAAATTCTAGCTGTTCATTCATACGATCTCTCCGTTACCACATGTGAAGGACGTCTTCGGGATCGGCAACCTTGCCGAGCACCTCGTCGTCGTTGATCAGGCGAATCTCGCCACCGTCGATAGGAATACGCGCGCCGGCGTAACGGCCAAAGATGATCCAATCACCGACCGCGCACCACGGGCCGGTTGGGAACTTTGACTCGTCGTTGTAAGCAAGCGGACCTACCTTCAGGACGTAGCCGCACACCGTGCTGACCTGCTGCTTGCGCTGAGTCTCCTCGGCAAGCGCGATACCGCCCTTCGTCTTCTCCGCACCACGGTACGGAAGAATGGCGATACGCCAACCGGTTGGCGTTGGAATGCGGTCCAACACGGACTCGTCCAACTTCTCCGGCTTCAGGCCTTCGCTGGTATACGCATCTTCCAGAGTCGGAACTCTGGCGGCTTCCTCTTCCTGCCACTTCTTTTCCAAAGCGGTCAGCTCTTTGACTTTCGTGCTCATAAGTCTCCTGTCAGGTTAAAACCGGTCATCTGAGTGCTTCTTCAGCAAATCCCGCACGGAATCCTCGACCAGCTTTAACCCTTCGAGACGACCCATCATGAAGCGATAACGCTCCATGTCGGCAATGCTGCCGTTAAGGACGATGCTCTCAGAGCTCTCACGGAGCTTTCTGATTTCTTTCAGTACTGCTTCTGCAAATTCAAGCATGGTGGGGTTCCATGAAAAGCAAGGGGTTTTGCGCACCCCCTGAAGCGCTTCAACTTAATAAATCTTGACGGGCCGATTGCCGTCCTTCTTCTTCACGACCTTGGCAGGGCCCATCACGCCGCCCTTGCTCATGTTGCGCGACTTGCCGGCCTTCGAATACGCAATGGCTGCCGCCTGCTTGGTGGCCTGCTTCACGCTGCTAGGCTTGCTGGTGCCGATCTTGCCCTTCTTTTTGAAGGAGCTAACCATCTCACCGATGTTTGAGCTAATCGTCTTTTGGCTTGAGCCACGTTTGAGCGGCATATCAACCTCCTTGCCGTGCTGCCTGCAATTGCAGGCGTTCTCGATCGATCTGCGTTGACTGTTGCAGCTTCTGCTGCTCGAGTTGCAACTTCTGTTCGTTGAGTCGGATCTTCGCCTGATCGGCAGCAGCGCGCTGCTCGATCTCCTTCTCTTTGAGCGCGACCAACGGGTCTTCGCCACCGCCTGCGGTGCCAGCAATCTGGTCCTGCATCGTGCGAACTTCTTGCATGTACTGCGCAACCTTGATCGCGATCATGCCTTCCTTCTGGATGGCCGACACCATGCGATCCGGATCTGTTCCGTACATCTTGAATAGATCGGCCTCAACGTCTTCTTCGGCCTTCAAGCGTACGTGCTCAAGAATATGCTGCTGAAGCACCATCGCGGCCATCGGATTGCTTTGAAGGATCGGCGAGAGGCCCATCATCAAGTGCGTGGCGATGTGCGCATCGTGCTGCTGGCCGGCAAAGGCCTTGAGCTGCATGCCGTTCAACACCGAAGCGTTCTCGGTCGCAGGATCACGCGGCATCTGCGTGTGCTGCGGCAACAAGATGCCGTCAATGTCACGTACGTTGAGCGCCGCGTACACGCGGTAGTACGCCTCGTACATGTTGTGCATCTGCGGCGCGCCTTGGGCAAGCTGCAACTGCATCTGTGCGAGCTGAATACGCTGCGCGGTGCTGAAGATGTTGGGATCGGCAACCGGAAGCACCGACACCATCTTGTTGAAGTCAGCGCGCTTGATCTTACGGCTCGCCCCCGGCACTTCGTACGGGTACTCATCCGGCAGATACTCGCCAAAGCCCTCAAACAGCAGTCGGAACTCCATCGACTGCGCGTAGTGCAGTCGCTTGTGGATCGCCGACATGACCATCGAGCCACGCTCAAGCAATGCGAGCGTCGTTCCGACCTGCGCGTACTGGTTTCCGTCACCAACCTGCATGTCCGCAGTGCTGGAGAGGCGCTTACCGGCGTCTACCAAGAACCCAAGCAGCGCGAACAGCACTTGACTCGGCTCTTTGTACGGCAGCGGCAAGAGTGACGACGAAAGTTCCGCGCCACCGGCGTCAATGTCACGCCATTCGCCCGGCTGGATGGGGTCAGAATCGTCCGCGATTCGCGCGCCACGGGCTTTGAAGCCAGCAGGCAGGTTTGCGAGCGTGCCAGCGTCAATTAATTGACGAAGTGCGGTCGTTGCACCCTTGGAAAGGCCGCCGACCAAGTGCACAAAGCCCAAACCGTACGCGCCGGGACCTTCCACGAGCACGTAGTGCACGTAATAGTTGCGACGACGCTTGAGCGGATCGTCTTCCTTCCAGTTTCGGCGCACACCAACAACACGAAGCGTGTCATCGGCCAGCGTAACGACGTACGGGAGCTTAATTTTGGTCGGATTGCCACTCTCGTCCAGGTCTTCAAAGCCCGGAATGTCCAAATCGACCAACATTTCCAGCAAAAACACTTCGCCAGCGCTATCTGTCGGCTGAACACCGACCACTTTGTCGATCGCAGCCTGAATTTGGCTCGGATCAACAGGCGTCGGCTCCAAATCCACCGGCACATCAAGGTATTCGCCAGCCAAAACACGCTTGCGGAACTCGTTGGAGTCCATCGCAATGCGATGAGTAAGGCGCGGACACTGCGAAATGACACTCGACCCGTTGTACGGGATGTAAATGTCGTCGGCCAAGCACAGTTTGGACACCATTCGGCCCAACTGAGCGTCGTAATAGACCTTCTTGAACGTCGAACCACCGTATCCGGTGTAGTACAGGAGCTGATCAAACTCCGGTGTGTACTCTTCCATCACCGTGGTGATCTGGTAATTCATGAAATCCTGCACGCGCGAGGCCTGCTGGAACTTGTCCACGGTCTCTTTGCCCAGAATTTGAGTGCGGACAGGGCCGCCAGCCGGCATTAGCTCACGGAAAGCCTGTGCCTGGAACTGAATGATCGCCTCTTGCAGCATCGGATGCGTCGCACCCGAGGCACCACGGAAGGGTTTCGTGCGCTCTTCCATGCGCAAGCCCAGCAGATCCAGCCCCTTGGCGTACATCTGCTCCCAATCCGAGCGCGATCCCTTGTCGGCCTCGAACATCGAGGCCACGTCGATCGAAATACGGGCCAAGGCTTCCGGCTCAAGGACCTCGGCCAGGTTCGCATAGAAGTCCACTTCCTGCGCTTCGGCCTCGCCAATCTCCACTACCGCGCTGCCATCGTCCTCAAGAACGATCTCAATGTCCGGGGCAGCCGCTTCCTCGTCCGCTACCACGATGATGTCGGTGGCAGGGGCTTGGTTAATAGCTTTATCAATTGGCATGTTGATATCCTAACTTGTTGTCGACGGAGGCGCTACTGCCTACTTGCGCTTCTTGCCTAGCTTCTTCGAGATGAATTCGCCGTGGTCCTTGCTCATGCTGCCGCCCTTGGCCTTCTTCACGGGCTCATCCAACTTGCCAACAAAGTTCAGGAATGGCAGACGGGAGCGGAGTTGGATCATCTCATAGGGCAGATCTTCCGTACGACGGATCGTACGATTCG